ACAGACCTATCGATGGTTGGCCGAACTGCCAGCCATGCGGGAATGGTTGGGTGGCCGCCAGGCGAATCGCCTGGATGTGCGTTCTCAGGTTGTCCGCAATCAGCGCTTCGAGGCGAGCCTCGAGGTGAGCCGTGCGGAACTCCGCAGGGACTCCACTGGTCAGATTCAATTGCGCATCAACGAACTCGCCGCACGCAGTCAACAGCACTGGGCGAAACTCCTGACCGACACCATCGTGGCGAACTCCGACACCTATGATGGGGTGGCCTTCTATGGCTTGAACCATGATGGGGTAGCGTCGAATGACAACGCCCTGGCACCAGCGGCAGCCTCGCCAGCAGCGCCGACCACCGCAGAATTTGAGTCATCCATCTTCGGTACTCTCGAGGCGATGCTGGGATTCAAAGATGCCGGAGGCGAGCCGATGAATGACGGACTCGAGGCGCTGACCGTGGTGGTGCCGACTGGCCTGTACGGCGTGGCACAGCGGGCATTGAATGATCAGATCATCACCGATGGTGGCGGAACACGCACGAACAGCGTGGCGAACCTGTCGGGATATCAGATGCGCCTGGCTGTCAATCCACGCCTCGCAGGATCCTCGACCTACTACGCTTACCGCAGCGATTCCTCGATCAAGCCGTACATCCTCCAGGAGGAGAACGCACCGCAGATCGAAGCCCTGGCGGAGGGTTCCGACTTCGCATTCCAGAACGATGCACACCAGTACGGGATCAGCAAATCGTGCGCTGTCGGTAATGGCGTGTGGCAGTACGCAGTGAAAAACACATTCGCATAAAGGGGGTGATCGTTGTCTCAGTTCACGAACGAGGGCGAGGTTCAACTCCTGTCCTATGTGCTGAAGGGCGTAACGCTCAAGGCTGATGGGTTCGGTGGATCCACGGCATTCACCCCATCCGATACTGGCGGAGCGAACCAGGGCGTGTACATCTCCCTGCATCACACCGCATCGCCAGGCGAGAATGGAGTGCTGACCAATGAGGTGTCGACGAGCGGCACCGGGTACTCGAGGAAACTCGTGGCGTTCACCGCCGGGACGGAATCCACCTCGACCGATACTGCACTCGGCACAGTGATGTCCAACAGCGCACAGATCTCATGGACAGCCTCGGGGGATTGGAACGGGTCGAGCAACATCACCCACTTCGGTCTTCACTTTGGAAGCGGTGCCAGCAATGCGATGTTCATGTACGGGGCGCTGACCGTTGCGAAGCCAGTGACGAACGGCGACACGGTAACGATCGCAGCAGCAGACATTGACATTACGCTGAAGTAACTAGCCATCCATCTTCGTGCTTCCGGGGGTCGCTTCATCCAATGTCGATGGAGCGGCCCTCGATTATAGTTAGGTGGCGACATGGCACGGCGTACAATCTCCATCATACTTCCGGGTGATTCTATCGCCGAAGGTGGGATGAGTCCGGCGGCTCGAATGGGTTTCGGTCCGTCTACGACAATCAGCAAGGTACGAGCGAAGAAGTCCGTGGCTGCCGGGTATTTCGCCTTCAACATCGACGCTGCGTCATCCAAGGATAGTAAGTACATCCCGACGATGGGAGTCGTCGCCGACTACGATGCTGCTTCCATCAAAGGTCTCGCAGACGGTACAGCGTTCTCGTTCTGGCAGGACTCCTCCGGCGAAGGGAATGACGGCACTGCACCTTCAGGAGCAACTCCAGTGTGGGAAGATGCTGGGGCGAACATCACCGGGTATCCTGCAGTTCAATTCAGAGCAGCCGATGAAGACCGAGTTGCCCTCGGCGATCCTCTCGACTTTGCCAGCGGTGATCCGTTCTCGGTTGCCATTGCCGTCGATGGATTCAGTTCATCGAATGGCCCCATCATTGGCGGCGATTCTGGATCTGGAACCAAATGCACTCGACTAGGGAATCAAGCCGGAGGATTCAGGATCCGGGATGACCTTCAAGATTCCGCCCGCTCAAGCACCGCTGTCGGGAATGGTGAAATCGTGACGCTCACGAAGTCCACATCCGATGCTGTTCTGCTGTGGATTGACGGCACATCGGAATCAATCAGCGGCGCACCGAACAACAACATCTCATTCGATTACCTGTGTGCAGAGCGGAAGAACGACTCATGGAACACTGACTCGCATTCGATCTCTCGGATCATCATCGCTGACAGGGTGTGGAGTACCTCGCAACGGCAGAAGATCGAGGGGTGGCTGGCCCATTCGATGGGCATTGAATCCAGTTTGCCGACAGGGCATCCATATGTCTCGACTGATCCACGAGTGTCGAAATCAAAGGCATTCACATCCGACATCAATCTCGACAGTGCTATTGCCGACACCTTCACATCTTGGGTGACTCCTTCTTCCGGGGCCATCAGCGGATCGGTGGACATCTTCGTCGCTCACGCATACAAGGCCGGGACCATCACCATTGAACTAGAAATCACATACTGATGGCAATCTCGATCATCGCTCCTGCCGCCGGGGATGTTCCATTCCATTCTCTGAGAACGGACACGCTGCCAGCGTTAATCCGGGCCGCAACTGCGGGAGATCTGCTGGTCTTGTTCGGGTCAAACCGTGGAGGAAGACCTGCTGAGGCAGGAACGATTATCGTGACGACAGATAGCAATACATCAGCCAGCGATCCCACTGGTGTACCGCTACCCGGCGGAGCCGTCGATGATAATGGTGATCCAGTCGATGGCGTTTATCAGCCGCACAATCGCAGATACCTGTACCTCTATTATCTACCGATCACTTCAACAGAGTTGAATGGGTCAGGCGAAGTCCAGATCGGTGTCACCTTCCAAAATGGCGGCAACGACCGCATCAGCATGTATGCCTACTTGCTCCGGGGTAGCACTGGTATCGACACCACTGCACTCGTAACAGGGATGGCAGTCGCCAACGACACCGCAAACTTCATCGACGGCAGCGACCAGATCGCATGGGGAACCGGAGCCAGTTCCACAAACTGGTCATCAACGATCTACGATGGAGCCGTCAGCGTCTTAGCGTATGGCCACGCCTTCGTAAACGACTGGGATACAATGGCTACCCGGCCATCGGGATGGTCACAGTGTCTCCATGAAAACGGTTCGCTCGTTGACAATCTGATTGGTAACAGGGCATCGATCTCATCCGTTTATCAGGAGTTTGCGAATTTCTCCGCAGCCGATACTGCGATAGACAATACCGCATTGACCTGGGCACACGATGGCAGTGGCAGCAATGACCGAATGGCGGCGTTATGGATCGCCCTCAAGGAGACATCTGGAGGTACAGCAGTAACGCTCGCCGCCTCGACCGTTGGCACCTCCGTCACCAGCGCAGCGCTCTCCGCTTCTCAGGCAGTGGCGCTCGCCTCCTCCACAGTGGGCACCTCGACCACCACCGCAGCGCTCTCCGCTTCTCAGGCAGTGGCGCTCGCCTCCTCGACAGTCGGCACCTCCGTCACCAGCGCAGCGCTCTCCGCTTCTCAGGCAGTGGCGCTCGCCGCTTCGACCGTCGGCACCTCCGTCACCAGCGCAGCGCTCTCCGCTTCTCAGGCGGTGGCTCTCGCCGCTTCGACCGTCGGAACCTCGACCGCTGCCGCAGCGCTCTCCGCCTCTCAGGCAGTGGCCCTCGCCTCCTCGACCGTGGGCACCTCCGTCACCAGCGCAGCGATGACTTCGTTCGCTGGAGTGTCTCTCGCCTCCTCGACAGTGGGCACCTCGACCACCACCGCAGCGCTCTCCGCTTCTCAGGCAGTGGCGCTCGCCTCCTCGACAGTGGGCACCTCGACCACCACCGCAGCGCTCTCCGCCTCCCAGGCAGTGGCCCTCGCCTCCTCGACCGTGGGCACCTCGACCGCTGCCGCAGCGCTCTCCGCTGGGCAGTCAGTGGCGCTGGTCTCCTCGACCGTCGGCACCTCGACCGCCACCGCTGACCTGACCGCCTTCTCTGGAGTGTCTCTCGCCTCCTCGACAGTCGGCACCTCGACCACCACCGCAGCGCTCTCCGCCTCCCAGGCAGTGGCGCTCGCCTCCTCCACCGTGGGCACCTCGACCGCTGCCGCAGCTCTCTCCGCTTCTCAGGCAGTGGCGCTCGCCTCCTCGACCGTCGGCACCTCGACCGCCACCGCTGACCTGACCGCCTTCGCTGGAGTGTCTCTCGCCTCCTCGACAGTCGGCACCTCGACCACCACCGCAGCGTTGTCCGCTTCCCAGGCGGTGGCGCTCGTTGCCTCCACCGTGGGCACCTCGACCGCTAGCGCAGCGCTCTCTGCTGGGAATTTCGTCAACCTCGCCTCCTCCACCGCAGGAACCTCCGTCACCAGCGCAGCGTTGTCCGCTTCCCAGGCGGTGGCTCTCGCCTCCTCGACCGTCGGATCCTCGACCGCCACCGCAGCGCTCTCCGCTGGTCAGGGAGTGGCGCTCGCCTCTTCGACCGTCGGCACCTCGACCGCCACCGCAGCGCTCTCCGCTATCCAGGCAGTGCTTCTCGCCGCCTCGACCGTGGGCACCTCGACCGCCACCGCAGCGCTCTCCGCTTCTCAGGCAGTGGCACTCGCCGCCTCCACGGCAGGATCCTCGGTCGTCACCGCAGTGTTGACCACAGGTCAAGGGAAGACCCTGGCCGCTTCGACCGTCGGCACCTCGGTCGCCACCGCAGCGTTGTCCGCTTCCCAGGCGGTCGCACTCGCCGCCTCCACTACAGGCTCCTCCATCGTTTCCGCAGAGTTGACCAGCGATCTCGTAGCAGTGCGCTTCTCAGCGTCGGTCACTGGCACATCGGGATCCACTGCCGCCGTCAGCGCTTCGCAAGCCCGCGCACTAGCAGCGTCGGCGACCGGCACTTCGACGCTGACCGCCGCCCTGGTTATCGTAACGGCGGAGCCACTGCTGAAACTCGGAGTGAAGTCACTCCTTGAGAAGGCGCAACTGACTGAAGAGATTACCTACTACCCAGGTGGAGACCTGTCCGCAGGAGTAGTCATCCGAGCAGTGGTCGTTCGTGAAGAGTTAGACTACTCAGACTACGGAGAGTTCGGTTCGCCTACCCTGGATGTCTCGCTGTACATCTCCACACAGGCAACCAACGGAATCGCAACAGTCGCAGCAGGGAAAGACCTCGCAGATGTTGTGGTGATTGAAGGCGAGAGTGCTGTCCGAGTGAGGATCACCGAGGTAGTCGAAAGAGACCCAGCGATGGCGCAGTTAGTAGGGGTGCGATGATGCCGTTGGACCACTTCCCGTACACCCCTAGCGAATCACTAGACTACTATCCAGGAGGAGTTGTCGGAGACCTCGTCAAGGTCACCGCCTATGTCGAGCGAGACCAGAGCAACGAACTCCACGGAGGTCTGGTACACTATGTCGATATCACAATTGGCAGAGGCTCAGGAACCGGAAGGCTCGCTGCGGTGGATATCGGGAAGGACACGGTGAACATCAAGGTTGACCCTTATGGCACCCTATCTGTTTGTCGAGTTGTCCGTATGCTCTCTGGAGATGCTTACGCCTGGAAGTTGAGGTGCTACCGATGATGTCTGTTCGATTCAATGGTCGATCACTTACTGAGTTCGGAGAACTGCTCAAACTCGCAGGGGAGAAGGAGGTGGGACGGGCGATGTGGACGGCAACTGGCCGTAGCCTCGGGTTCCTGCGCCGTGAGTTCTTGGACGAAAGCAGGGTGCATCTGGGCAAGAATCCGAAGGAGAGCAAGGGGGCACAGAAAAGCCACAACCCGAAGACTCGCGGTATCGCATTCCGCTGGATACGCACTCCGAAAAAGAGATCCGAGGTGAAGCATTCCAAGCAAGTGAAAGGTGCGCTCTTCACGCACTCAACTGCTGCTCTTGGCCTAGAGAAAGGGTCACCGGTTCGACCGAAGCGTGGGAAATACTTGGTGATCCCGATCCTGATCCCCGGTCAACCGAACACAGCGAACAGGAAGCAGGGGAAGAGTTCAATACGAGTGAAACCAAACTGGGCAACCTTTCGGAAGTTCAAGGAGAAGAACGGCAACCGCTACGAATACGAACTCAAGGACCGAGGGACACACAAAGTTGTGTACGCTCGTCGCAGGTACAAGTTACTCAAGAGCGGGAACAAGTCGAAGCGCGGTCGTGAAGCCTCCTGGTTTCCGATCTTCACCATGATGCCTCGCGTGAGAATGCCAAAGCGACTTGGGTACTTCAAGTCCTACAGAAACAACAAAAGCGGAGTTGTCCGCCGTTTCAGGGAAGAACTCGATAAGGCGATAGCCCGCATAGTGAAGCGGCGACTCAGCCGACACAGTGGGAGGAGATAGATGGCAGATTCAGTCAGAGAGCAGATAGTGTCAAACATCGCAACTGCACTGGGCAATGTGACCATCGGCAACGGGTACAACAACACGCTCGTGAGCGTTCAGCGTTTCCAGCAGTCAGGACTATCGGTGTCCTCGGTGCCGACCGCAGTGGTGAACTTCGAGGGGGAGACCAAGTCGATTGGGCCAGACCACCGGGCCACCTGTGATCTGGAGGTTACGGTCGATATCTGGGCTGTCCATGACACCGATGTGGTTTCAGGCGATACGGCCACCCTGGTGGACTCACTCGCAGGAGACTGCGAAAAGGCCATCATGGCGGACCCGACCAGAGGGGGCAAAGCAAGGGAGTGTACCGTGAGGAATGTCACACCTTTCCGCTTAGCAGAAGGGCAACCCTTTGTCGGAATTTCACTGGCGTGTACGATCACCTACGCGCATGAAGCGGGCGACCCCTTCACCGTTAGGTAGGCAACAGTGGTAGATTTGCTAGTCGATCCCGAACAGGTGGATATCACCCACGAGTTCAGGACATTGACATCGTCTGGTATGGGGATGGTGGAACGCAGAAACACCTACCCTGCTGGTCGAAAACAACGGACACGCTACACCCTCTCGTGGGACAAAGCGTCCGTGTCGGAGCGGGATGACATTGTTGACTTTGTGGGTCTAGTGAATGGTGGAGGCAGTTTCTCGTGGACTCCTCCAGGTGGATCGTCGGGCACTTACAGGCTCGTCGAGTCAGGTGTCGATGTGTCTTACATTTCAGGTGCGTCGCACCAAATAAAACTCATAGTCGAGGAGGTCTAGCCACATGGCTTTACTACACAGAAAACAAGTCGTTGCGGTCAAGGTCGAGGGGGCAGAGGGGACGGCGGAGGAACCAGGCAATGCTGACGCTGGCTTCAACACCTTTGAGACTTCGTTCTCTCCAGAGGTTGAGCAGTACGAGCGGAATCCGTTCCGGTCCAGCCTGGGTCGCCTCGCAAGCATCGCCGGTGTAAAAACCGGAACGGTTGGGTTCATGACTGAACTCGTCGGCAGCGGAGACCACGCACCTGTAGGTGGAACACCCGCTGGAGATCAACTACCCTTTCACACCTTGATGCTTGCTTGTGGTTACGAGCAGGTAGCACTCGACACGGTGACTGTGACAGCAACTACTGGTGTGCAGTTCGTTGCTGGCGAGACCATCGCTGCCTTTGGCAGTGAAACGGCTATCTGTGGGATGTCGTCGAGGGTCGGAGATACGACTATCTATGTGGAATCCACTGGTAACGGTCTGACCGAGACATCGACGGCGTTGACTGGAAGCATCTCAAACAATTCCCAGGGGGACGCTAGCGCCGTCGATGGCGATGTTGCTGTCATGTACAAACCGTTGTCCACTGAAGGTTCATCCTACACCGTTGGAGTGTTCAACGATGGTATTCGTCACCGGATACAGGGCGCTCGCGGAAATGTGAGTTTCGCTGGATCCACCGGGCAACCCGTCAAGATGTCCTTTGAGTTCACTGGTCCGTTCAAAGACTCGGATGATATCACCTTGCTCACGCCGACTTATCCATCGCTCGTGCCGCCAGCGATGCTGAACGCTAACTTGAGCGCTCACACCGACCTTTTGATCGTGGACTCCTTTGAGATCGCTACTGGCAACGAACTCTCCGTTCGTAGAAGTGCTAATGACCCTGCTGGTGCAATCTCCACCAAGATCACGCAGCGCAGCATGAGCGGGAGCATCGACCCGGAAGTCGAAACCATCGCCAACCATAACTTCATCTTGAAGATGACCAATAACGAAGAGGGACTTCTCGACCTCACTATCGGTAGTACCACCGGCAACAGGTTCCGTCTACAAGGACCGAACTGTTCCTACGCAGGAGTCTCCGGTGGCGAGCGTGGTGGAATCTCAACCTACTCGATGGACCTCTCACTCAACGAGACCAGCCTGGGGGATAACGACTTCCGCTTGCTGTGTTTCTAGGACGGATAACAGGATGGCGATCACGATTGACCCGAAGGCGACTCACGCTACGGAGAAGGAAGGGGCGACCTTCCATGTACGCGCGATGACTGGGCGGCAGGTGCTGTCAATGTCTACTCGCATGACCAACGACGGCGCTGACAGTGACCTCATCTATGAGGTTATCACTGGCGCAGTCTCCTCGTGGGAAGGTGTTCTCGACGGCGGAGGGGCAGCGGTCCCTTGTGACGCGCAGTCCATTGAACACTTACCTCTTCCAGTTGCTATTCACCTCTTCGAGTTCATCACAGGACTGAGTGGACTCACCGGGGAAGAGGCGGGAAACTAATTGTCGCAACACGATTGACGATGGGAGTGTACCCAATGCGATGTTCTGTGTGCCAACTAGACACGGACCATGCACGGGCGCTCCGATCCGGGTGGGGTTGCGACGAAGATTCCCCGAACGAGATAGACCGCATCCCTTGTCACTGCGATGGCTCGCCGCACTGTTCCAGGTGTGATGGGTTGGGCCGTGTTTCCTTACGCCGTTGCCCAAACAAGGTCGTTGGTATGCTGGAGCGTTCAATGGTCAGGTACTCCTCCCTCGCAAAGTTGGGGATCTGGCCCGCGCCCGGAGGCGCACTCGATCAGACCCAAGCGTTCCTCGATGGATACTCCGTCGTTATGAATGAGATGTCCGAAATCGAAGACGAGAGGATGAAGAGTGGCCGTTAACAGTCGCACCCTACAGATAGCAATCCAGGCGAAAAACCTCACCGCTGTGGCTTTCGGTAAGATCAAAAACGGTCTCAAGAGCATCGCTCTTGCTGGTAAGCAAGCGGTCATCTCTCTGCGTAACGGTTTCCGGCAGGTTCAGTCTCACCTGACAATGATCGCTACCCTGGCCGCTGCCGCCTTCGCCGCATCCGTGAAGTCGATGGCGGAATTCAACCATCAGTTAGCGCTCACTGGAACACTTGGAGAAGAAGCGAGAGCGCACCTCGGAGAGTTCTCAGTTGCCGTCAAGCAGTTAGCCGTAGACACCGGCATACCACTCGTGCAACTGAACAAGGGACTGTTCGACACGATCAGTGCGGGAACAAAAGCCGCCGACGCTATGGGAGTTTTGGAAGAGGCAGCAAGGTTAGCTGTTGCTGGAGGGGCGAACCTCGCGACGACTGTTAGAGGTCTAGCGACGATCACTAACGCTTATGGACTCTCTGGCAAGGAAGCATTCCGCTCGGTTGCCGAGGAACTCTTCGCTGCACAGGTAATCGGTAAGACGACTATCGACGACCTGTCGGAAAACATCGGAAAACTGGCATCCACATCAGCAGAGGCCGGTGTGTCCATCCGCCATATGTTCACCGCACTCGCAGACACAGCGAATGTAAGTGCGAATACCGAACAGGCAGCGGTCTCTCTCCGACAAGCCATCATGGGGGTCCTGAAACCGAACGAAGACATGATTAGGATTCTGCGGAGATCGCAGATACCGATGGGGGTGGCAGCGTTCCAGTGGGGATCGCTCGGCGATATCTTCGCAAAGGTCAGGGAAAACGCTGAAGAATTAGATATCCCGTTCACCAATGCCCTGGGCAATGTCCGAGCCATCGCTGCTGCTTCGGTACTAGCGCAAGGAAACGGTGCGCGTTTCAACGAGATGCTATCCCGTCAGTCCAAACTCGCCGGTGAACTCGCCATCTCGTATGAGAATATGCAGAAGCAACTAGCCACCACGATAAAACGCGCCAAGAACCTCGGGAGGATCCTCGCACAGGCGTTTGCTACTGGTGCAACCGTCGGACTGAACAAAGAGTTAGGCGAGTTGGCCGACCGCTACGAAGAGATGGCTATCAACGCAGAACTCGCCGGGTTGGAATTCCGCAAGTTCATCGAGACGGACATCAAGCCGCTAGTCAATACGGTTGTATCAGCGTTCAAGTTCATGAAGGCTTCCGCAACTATCTTGATGACATCAATAGAGGCTGGATTCGATGCGCTCTTCTCTACTATCAAAGAGGGGTTCAGGGAAACCATCCAATCGATGGAGGCCTGGGGGCTGATTGATTCCCCGCTGGACAAGTTCAACGACGACTTGGAAAAGTTCCGCGGAAAATCAGAGGAGACAACGGCTGAAATGCACCGTCTCAAGGGTGAGTTGCATAAAGTTGCAGAGGGCACAAAAGGTCTATTTGGGGGGGCAGACACTACTCAATGGAGTACTACCTTATTGGCAGACCAACTCGATGCACAGATAAAGCCATTGCAGAAAGCCATACAAGATATCGACTGGGAGATGGAATCTCTCTCTTCCCATGAGATCTCTTTCGGGGATCCCAAACAGTTGGGAGTTAAACGCAGCGCCTTGGAAAAGGAGATGTGGAAATATCTCAAACCTTTCGATGAGATAACTAAAAACCTAGAAAAACAAGCAGTCTTAGAAGAAGCCCTCTTGCTACATGAAAAAGACCGCAACTACCTAATAGGTGTGCGGGCCGGACTTGAGGGCCAAGGCGCGGTGGCCGCAAAAGCGAGCAAGAAATTCTCCGAACAAGAATTGCGTGACAAAAAAGGTTTCTGGCAACTGGAACTTTCCCACTTCGGTGCAATCAGGGAGGCCAGAGCAGATGCCAAAGAAGTGACTGACTTTGAAACCAGGGCGCTTGCTCGTAACGCCACTCTGATAGAGGCTGTCAAGACGGCAAGAGACTCCCTCTCTCAGATACAGAAATCGCCTTTCGCTAGCGACGAGCCAGTTATCGCTGGTCTCAACAAGGAGATCGCAAGACTAGAGACTAGCCTGAAAAAGATGGCTAACATGAAGACCCTCAAGAACCTCACAGATACCCTTGGTGTCCCCATCGTCATCGGGTGGATGCATAAATTTCGAGACGCTATATATGCTGCTGAAGCGGCGCTCAAAGATTTACGCGACCGCGCGTCATCTACTGGAAAAACCGACGACAGCATCGACTGGTGGGTAAACTTCAAGAAGGGGATGGAGGATGTCCAAGTTGAGTTGCAGGTGACAGAGGACGACTTCAAAGATATGGGCAAGCGGGTGATGCAGAGTCTCGAAGACTCAGTGCAGTCCATCTTCCAGGGATTCATTGAGGGCAAGGACAAGGCGAAGGACGCACTCATCAGTTTCCTGACAGCGATCTCGCAGGAGTTGACTAGGTTCATGGCGCAAGCAGTTGTTCGGAAGTTCCTTGAAGCATTCTTTTATGTGGCTCCGTTTGACCCGGCAAAATCGTTCACCCGGGAGTCAGGGATAGACCAAAGCAGTGTGCCTGACTTCGCCTCCGGTGGAATTGTCAACAGCCCAACGCTCGCGATGATCGGAGAAGGTGCCCACAACGAAGCGGTCGTGCCGCTTCCGAATGGACGCTCGATCCCCGTGGACTTCCGTGGTGGAGGCGGAGGTGGCGGACAAGCCATCACGATAAACATCTCCGCAGTTGACGGACCGAGCGTACAGCGGATGCTGCTCAGTGACGACGGTCGTCGTGCAATCCAGAATGCTATCAGGGATGGTCGCTCCACTCGAAGGGACTTGCGATGACCCTTATCACCTGGGGGACTAGCAACTTGCTCGCGCAACTTGAAGACTCCTCTGGTGAGTCGGCCACGGTGGTGTTTACTACATTCCCATCGTTTCAACAGTCCGTATACATGAAGAACACGCCTCCACCAGCGCTGCCTACGGTGACCGGCTCGACGGCTATCTCGTCCTACTTTGCAGACTACGCCACCGACCTTCCACCAGGGGGGTTTGGTACTGCATCGGCAACGGGACTCGCGATTAGTTTTCAAGGGCACGGGCTGGAGTTCACCGATGGCGGCTCAGTGTCTGACGCAGACTACAAAATTGGACTCGGCACACACTACGAAGAACTGCTCTGCTATTTCCAAGTGCCCGTAGTCAGTGAGACTGTCCTCCTCGGGAATGACTCGCAGACAAACTCTCGCGGGACTCTACAGATAGCGAACATCGGAGGCACCTGGAGGTTCCAGTGGAAGCAGTACGAGTCCGGTGCTGTCGTCACCTATACCTTCGATACGATCACTGTTCCAGTAACTGCTGCGGGAGTGGGGGTGGCTCCTGCTCCGTTCTACTTGCGCTTCTTGCGCGAGGTTCCAGCCGCCACAGGATCCGGTGACACTGGTGAGTTGAACCTCAAAGTGAATGACGGAACAACTGAACAATCACAAACGATTGTGCCTACCGACCGACTCGACACGACTGCAAGCACGCAAGTGGCTCGACTAGGTGGAGCTGCGGCACCGCTCAGCAACCCGAAGGTGACAGTCTTCTGGCATCGAGCAGTTTGGTCTGACACCGTCGCTACTGTTGGAACTCTCACGAGTACCCGATGGTCAACACCGACGGTCTATACCTCTACGGCTTACTCCTCAGACGGCGCGACTGCTCTGGCTTACCTCGACAGCGGTGACAACGCAAACTACTGGCAGACCTTCGGGCTTCCTGTCGGAGCGCTCTCCATGCAAGGTGGGTCCAGGCTCAAGTTCCGGGTCGCTGCCACCAACACTCTTGGAGGCGAGTCCTTCCCAGTCGCATACACCACGATGCAGAACGAAATCGTCGAGGACATCGGCGACCTTCAAGGTAGATACCTCGCAGTGGAATTCCTGTTTGAGGTCGGGGCAGACTACCCGTTAGCGATGGGAGGACCGTACTTACACGGAGAGGGATACGGTTCAGCATCACATGAGACTACGCAGCATCGCTCGAATCCTGTGGTGGTGCCGGTGGGTGGCGAGTCTCCATCTACTGGAACACTCCCATACTCTCCTGACTACTCAACAAGGGTCGCGTTTGTCACACGCTCACAAACATCCAAGATGGAGTCGGCGCACTCTGTCGGGTACGCCGTTGGAACAAAAGTCCGTCGAGGTTACTTCGTGCGCTGGACGCTCAACGAATCCGAGAAGACGATCCTGGAAGCGTTCCTTCTTGCCGGTGATGGCGGTGAACAAGCATTCACCTGGACAGCACCCGGCGACTCAACCACCAGCAAGGCAGCGGTCGTCAGTGACCTGTCAGTTCACCGGCTCGCACCCGATGCGTTCATGGTAGCAGCGGATCTTCAGGAGGTCTTCTAACATGGCGCGCTCACTCTCCTCTTCAATGAAGTCTGCAAAGAACGCGTTGGCAAGTAGCGACGCATGGCTACTGCTCTTCACTGTAGATATCAGCGACACCGAGGTCGTCAGGATAACCAACAACGAAGAAACGGTCACTTTCGCGGGGATAGATTATGAGCCGTTCCCTGTGGTCCTGGAGGGGATGGAAGAAAGCAGCACTGGAGACCTGCCGTACATGAACATCACTGTCGGGAATGTTGGTCAGGTTCTCACCGACTACCTGGAGCAGAGAAACGGGCTACTCGATAAGTCAGTGAACTTGAAACTTGTACATGAATCGAACTTGACGGATACCGCTGCTAGTATCTCGATCAGTTTAGTCATCAGGGAAACCACGGTCACCGAGACCTCTGTCAACTTCCGGGTATCGCACCATCCTTTCTTTGAGGTAGACCTGCCGCATCAGAGATACTACAGAGAGCGATGCCGTTGGAGGTTCAAGTCCGCCGAGTGCGGTTGGACTTTCGGTGGTGGTAGCGGAGACGACAGTGACTCTTGTGACAAGACCCTCGACGGACCCAACGGTTGTCAGGCACACGGAACACTCGCAACTAATAACGGAGATACGCCGCTTCACCCTGGGCGGTTCGGTGGGTTCCCTGGGATACCACGGAGGCGAGTTTGAGGACATCTCCTGGATCATACGACGACCTGATAGGCAAGCCGTATAAGCCCAGAGGCACCGGACCGGACGCTTACGACTGCTGGGGAATCTGCGTCGAAGTATTGAAGCGTCTAGGAATCTTTGATGACATCGACCTGACCTCGGAAATGCTGCACTCGTACCGACCGGAAGAGGACTCGCCGGAGGACTACATTGGGCCTTGTAGTTATGAGTCGGTAGATGAACCTCGGAGTGCTGGAGACATCGTAATACTGCGCGGCGAAGACAGCAGCGCTGACTCTCGTGCAACCCACGCTGCTATCCACATCGGGAAGAACATACTGCTTCAATGCACAAGGAACATCGGAGTTCACTGTGTTGCTTACTCAGCGCTCGAACCATACATCGTGGAGATCATCTCATGGAAAGAGTGACGGTATACAACACGGTCCTGGAATCGCTGTTCCCGCTCAAGCGCAAGTCGCGCGATGTCGAGATCGTGGAGGATGGTGTAACGATACAAGACCTCGCACCCGCTGAGTCATCAGAGGGTAACTGGTCCGCCATCGTTAACGGTCGAACGGTGCTGCCCGAGAAGTGGCCCGACACAAAACTCGCAGACGGTTCCGATGTGATATTCACGCCGGTCCCTGCGGCCCCCGTCGCTCAGATACTCACAACGATATGGTCGTGGTCCTGGGTGCCGAGCGCGGTAGCAACGCTCGCGCTTCAATGGGGTATATCCAAGTTAATGGGGACACCCGATGTTTCCAGTTTCGAGGAACCGGGAGACCGCACCTACTCCTTCAACAACTTACAGCAAACCGCATCCCCCGGTGTGCCGATCCAGATCGTATACGGAACACACCCGGTGGCCGGGAACATCCTGGAGTTAGATGTCAGGGGCTACAACCCAACCGAACTGGGCAACCCCTACGGGTCAACGATGGATATCACTGTTGGATTTTGTGAAGGCGAAGTGGATGCGATCACTGCTTTGACCGTCAACGGAAACGATATCAGCGCCTACGGAGGGATAGCATCATGGACGCACAACCTGGGAACAAACACGCAGACCGCTCTGGCGAGTGACGGGACACAAACCACACAGACGGTGGGAATTGAACTGCCGCCTGGGGAGATCATCTCATCACCCTGGTATGAGATCTCTGGCACATTGTCGCCAGAATCAAATGCGCAAGTCGGCGCATTGGTCACGGGATCGAATGGCATCACAGGCACAGCGGTGGTCCTCCAGGGGAGTTGGTCACCCCCGTGGATTCGTGTTCACTCGGTATCAGCGGATTCAAATCTGGATGAGGTTCTGACGAGTGGAACCATCACCACCAGATGGGGAACAGGGACGGCTGTACTGACGATGACGAATTGCACATCGTCCGGGGTAAGCGGCGGGAATGTTGAACTAGGGGAATCTCCCGGCGCGTCAATCACATACACAACCACCTCCGATGTAGACACGCTTCGTCTCAACATATTATTCTCTGAGGGTCTATACGAGACCACGAGTTCAGGTCTGCTACTTGAGCGGGAAGCAAAGATACAAATCCGCTATAGGAACGACGCTGACGCTGCAACTTACTGGAGTGATTGGATTGAAAAGACGCTCGTCGCAAAACAAGTGAGCGCTTTTACATGGAGCATAGAGATAGACTTTTCAGATACTGCCAACTGGCCTATCCCTGGGTTCATCTCTCCGACCTCGCCACAAAGTTACCATATAGAACTCCACGACCCAGTCACTCAGGCCGGTGAAGGGGCATCGAAACAAACGCTCGATAGCGTCGTCGAGATCCTCGACCAAGTATACTCATACCCAAACATGGTGACTGTCCGCGCCGTTATTAACGCTGACGAGTCACTCTCTGGTTCTTCGATACCAAACCTCATCGCTACGGTTCGTGGACGGAAGATACAGAAGTGGGATGGGGTGTCGCTCTCGAACCCGCAGTTTGAAAATGACTCGCCTGACTACAATAACCCGGCATGGATCGTCTACGACATCTTGACCAATGACCGCTATGGACTCGGACCCTGGGTGGACTCAGCCAACATTGACTTGCAGTCCTTCATCGACTGGGCGGACTGGTGCAACGAGCAGGTCAGCGACGGGGCCGGTGGAACTGAGAAACGCGCCACCTGGGACGGTGTGATTGACTCGAAGCAGTCCGCTTGGGATGCCTGTCTCACCGTGTGCGGTTCTGCTCGCGCAACCCTCTTCACCGTCGGGGAAGCCATCAAGGTGAAGTTCGAGAGGGACCGAGCAGCGACGCAGATGTTCACTATGGGAAATATCATCGAAGGGTCGTTCAGCCAATCGTTTGTCTCTCGACTGGACCGACCGACACGCATGGACATCCAGTACCTCAGGGCAGACCAGAACTATCAGGTGGATACAGTCGGAGCAGATAACGCGGACGCAGTCGCAGCACAACTACCGCAGCGCGTGACTTCAGTTGAGTTGGCAGGGATCACTCGTGAATCGCAAGCACTCCGAGAGGCTCGGTTCAGGCTGAACATCGAGAAGTTGTCCACAGTAGTGTCCTGGCAAAGTTCCATTGACGCTGTAGCCGTCGAACCCGGCGACATCGCAATCCTCTCGCATGATGTGCCGAAGTGGGGCAGCAGTGGTCGAGTCGTCAGCGCTACCAGCGATACGATTGTGCTGGATACCGATGTGACCTTTGGCCCTAGCCTCAACCAGATCATGGTGAGGAACACCACAACGGATACTCGGGAGACCGGAACGGTTCACGGCGACCACGCAGGCTTGACTGTCACTGCTGGATCGTCGATCACGATGGCAGCGACCTGGGCAAGCACTCCAGTGAGTCTCGACCTGTACGCTGCCGGTGAGGCTTCCAACTACACCAAGCAGGTCGTCGTCACCTCCGTCAGAACGAGCGGCTCGCTTGTGAAGACCATCGAGGGAGTTCTCTACGATCCGACAATCCATAATGACGAGGCAGCGGTCGCCCCTGGGAATGCCCCTCTGACCTATCTCCCTGACGCGGGACAACCACCAGCAGTCGTCGAGCGGCTCACTGTACTGGAGACTGGAGGCTCCCCGTCCTCCTCTGCCACTGCTGTACAGGCAGCAGTTTCCTGGCAGTACCCAAGTGGAGTGCCCCTCGGTGGGGCAAAGATCTACACTCGAAGCGCCGGAGGGTCGGACCCTTATGCGCTCGCTCTGACCGCCCAGTGGCCCAGCACGCAGGAGTACCTGGAGTTCTCGACTTCTGGCATAGGCAACACACCGGCGACGACTGAGATCGCTGTGGTGGCCTTCAGCGCGAACGGGGCACAACTGCCTCCGACCTCGGGCAGCACCGTCAACTTCACTCCGTCTGGCTCAGTCGGAATCCCAGCGGTAGTGACCGGGGTCACACTCGCCCAGGACGGCAGAGACCTCACGATCTCCTGGGACCGGATCTCAGCGACCTCAGTTGACCACTACGAAGTGCGCAGAGGACTGCAATGGAACGGCTCAGTCGGGCTGGGAGCCACCTCAGGACTCTCGCTGCGGACCACTGACTGGGTTCCGACTACCTCCAGCGGTATCACTGAGAACTATATGGTGCGGGCGATCTCCTCTACAGGTCTTCACGGGCCAGTTGGAATCGCCACTGACACCAACACGCTCGCCTCCTGGTACGGTGGATCTCTCCGGACCCAGGACTCTCGGGCCTCTGGATCGTGGACAGGCGTAGCCCTGACGAACCTCTCGATTGACTCCTCGACAAAGAACCTCGTCACTACCACTAGCGGTGATGAAGCACGGCTCATCTCCTCGACTTATACAGCAGCTACATCTGCTCTTCATACCTTCGGAGTGGTCGCCCACACCAGAGTCGAGTGGGATACCTGGGAACAGGCGAGTTATGCTTGGAAGAGTTACGAAGGCGCAGCGCTGACCTGGGGCGGGTACGCTGACAGCAGTTCGTGGGGCAGCCGATTCGAGTTGTACTATCGGACACGATTGTCATCTGTATCCACCTGGAGCGCATGGTCTCCCCTGATAACGCAAGGCGCGACAGTTGCCTTCCAGGAAATAGAAGTACGAGTAGCGGTCACACCGCAAGACGCTCGTGAAACCCTGGTCGTCGAACAGTTGTACCTCGTGATGGAAGTTGCCCCCTGATGGCTTACTCACCGATCACCTCTTCCGATACGCTCGCCTCCTCCGTTGCGACGCTCAACACCGGTTTCGATCTCTTGCTCGGGTTGTCACACTCGGCGACTGCACCGAGCGCTCCTGAGCCGTGGCAACCCTGGCTCGACACCACTACATCGAACTCAACCTTGAAGATTCGGAACGCAGCAAACTCTGCGTGGATCCCGACGCACTGGATGGAAGCAAACTCTGGACCGATCTGTTCCGACGGCACCAACACGGTGAAGATCATCCCTCCGGCATTGACCGCTGGCTACTCGATGACCTTGCCTGACTCCGCTGAGTTACCGGCAGGATCCGACAAGCGATATGTCCTCGTCGATGCCAACGGCACACTCTCCTTCTCAGCGACTACTCCGTAATGGAGGGCACACCTTGGGGAGAATTAGGAGTCGCAGGTATCCTCATCGTGATAGTCCTGCGAGAGGTCTTCACCTTCCTCAAGACAAAGAACGGCAACGGTCACTCGACCGCTACTGCATGGGCGTTGGAATCCTCTCGTGAGTTTGGTAGCATGACCACAGAGATGCGGAAACTAAACCACAGCATCTCGCAACTGTCGCATATTCTGACTGGACTAGCGCATGAAACAAAAGCAACGAGGGCGCAGGTCAAAGAAGTGCGGAACGACTTGGGCAAAGTGGTAAAAGACATCGCAGACCTCGATAGGAAGATGCATTGAACAAGTACTCGACTGCGCTCCTGGCCTTAGTGATACTCGCTGCTATCTCAGGCTGTGCGTTCTGGGATGGATTCACTCGTGGACTCTCCGACGCGAACGGTGAAGTCATACTAGGGACCGCAGGTGAAGTCGCAGGTAAGACCGTGAAGAACTCAGTACCTTTGCTCCCGTCACCGTGGCGGGAAATCGTGGTGGGTTGTTTGGCGGCAGTCACTGGCTGGGTTGCTAGTGCAAAGAAGAAAAGGACGGTAAGGTAATGGAACTACTCAAGGATTTCTTGACCAGCAGGAAGGCGCAAGCACTCGGGCTGCTCGTGATACTCGTCGGGATCGGTGCGAGAGTCGGCCTCAGTGACCTGCAAATTGAAACAGGCGCTCAAGGACTTATGGCTTTCATCTTAGGCCGAGCCATTCATGACAACGGACTCGCAAAGTTGACGGAGCAATAGCCGAAGGGAGGTGACGCTTCCGCTCAGTACTCAGAAGAGGACGGGCAGCACCTCGGCGTTGTCGGACTCGGCATATCCGAGGTGCGGAAGCGTAAAATAATGCGGCGAATTCGCATCCGTAGGAGCGGCACCGTGTCACCGTCGTTTGGAAATTCTGAATCTCGAATACCCTAAAATAATGCGGCAAATTCGCATCCGTAAGAGCGGCACCGTGTCACCGTCGTTTGGAAATTCCGAAACTCGAATACCCTAAAATAATGCGGCAAATTCGCACCCTTGGGGAGAATTCACCATGTCACCACTATTTGAAAATTCGGAGTCTCGTATTCGCCGATCCTGGCCGAAAATTTGCCCTATGCTAAATTTCTGGACCCGGTGAAATTCCCGATGGTCAAATTCTAGCCACATCATCCATCGTCCGATAACTCGCAAATTATTGTGCATCGTGCGGATTCTATACGATGGCCGCATACAGCCACCGATCAAATTCTAGCCGGAATTGTATTGTTGACAAATTGAGACAACACAAAAATTCGACCGTCTACAATTTGGGCAATTTGATGGTGTAATGTTGACATCGGCTCCCGGCTCCCGGCTCCCGGCTCCCGGCTCCATCTCCCGGCTCCCGGCTCCATCTCCCGGCTCCCGGCTCCATCT